ACCAAAAAACACTAAGAGGTGGAGCAAACTTTGCAGTAGTTTCTCCAACTGTTGCAACTATCTTAGAATCAATTCCAGGATATGCTGCTAACACAGATGGTGATAGTATGGACTTTGCAATGGGTGTTCAAAAGGTAGGAACATTAAATTCAAGATTTAGAGTGTATAAAAACCCATATATGACTGAAAACCAAATGTTGATGGGTTATAGAGGTTCTCAGTTCTTAGAAACAGGAGCGGTTTATGCACCTTATATTCCACTAATGATGACTCCATTAGTATATAATCCAGATACCTTCACACCAAGGAAGGGGATTCTAACCAGATATGCTAAGAAGATGATCAGACCAGAATTTTATGGAAAGGTATTTATCTCTGACTTAGGTACAGTGTAAGAATATTTAACATATAATTTTTACAAAAGAGGGCTTCGGTCCTCTTTTTTTTTGATAAATATTATGTATATTTATGGGTAGATAAAATCCTTAGCGTATGAAAAGACAAAAAGACAACACACCTCATACTTGTAAAATATGTAAACAAGTAGTACCTGCAAGTGGAATGGGAAGTCACTTATACCATAAACATAATAAAATCAAAAGTGACGACTATGCAAAGCAGTATGGAGAGTTTCGTCAAAAGTATATAAATAAGCAACCTAACAAAAAATACTCTTGCAAAGCCTGTTCTTTTGTAGCAACTTCACATAAGCATTTATCACATCATATACAACAACAACATGGAGATTGGAAAGACTATATAATCAAGTACATATTCAAAGGTGAACATCCAACATGCAAATGTGGTTGTGGTCAAAAAGTTAAACTACTTAGGCACGGTAGATCTTCCAACGGGCAAACAGCTTATGCAAGGGATTACATAACAGGACATGACACAAAGACTCGTCAACTAGGATATAGGTCTAATACTGAACAGCAAAAGCTTAAAATGCGACAAGCTGCTATTGAACGTATGAAGAAAGGCAAGGGAACTTACTATGATTCTGGTCCTAGCAAATCTGAACAGCAAGTAGCTAGTTTTATTAAATCACTAGGATTACAAGTACAACAATCAGACCGAAATATACTAAGTGGGTTAGAAGTGGATATTGTTGTTCCAAGTAAAAAAATAGCGATTGAGTTTAATGGATCCTACTTTCACAGTGATCTGTTTAAACATAAGAGATATCATTTAAATAAAACTAAAGAACTCAACAATAAAGGATATCGTGTAGTTCATATTTGGGAAGTTGATTGGTATAATAATCGTAAAATCGTAGAATCGTTATTAAGATCTATATGTGGAAAAATTCAAACAAGAATATACGCTAGAGAAACTAACATACAACAAATATCTAGAGAGGACGCAGCTAAGTTTTTAGATAACAATCATCTGCAAGGCAATGCAGTAGGAAGAGTGTTTTTAGGAGCGTATCATAAAGGACAGCTAGTGCAAGTAATGACTTTTTCAAAACTAAGAGCAGCTACAGGACGTAAACATAAACAAGGAAGTTTTGAACTGCTACGCTATGCTACAAAAACAAACATACAAGTAGTAGGAGGAGCTTCAAAACTATTTAATTTTTTTATACAAAATTATAAACCTAATTACATTCTATCTTACGCTAAAAGAGATTGGAGTGAAGGAAATTTATACAAAGCATTAGCAATGTCATTTGCAGGAAACACTCCTCCTGGTTATTGTTATGTAAAATCCCGAAAAAGATTTTCAAGATTTCAATTTCAAAAACATAAGCTAGTACAAGACGGTGCAGATCCAAATTTAACTGAATATCAAATTATGTTACAAAACGGTTATCATAGGGTTTGGGACTGTGGTAATCTAAAGTTTGAGTGGACTAATACTTAACATCAACAAAGCTAGTACTGTTAGAGTTTATTCAGTTACAAAATAATCTAAATATTTATAGTAAAAGTAAACTACTATATAGATGAGCTCACAACATTATACAGATCAAATATCTAAAAACAAAAAAAGACCAAAAAATCCAATTAAATTTAAAATCCAATTAAACCAAGAACAAAAAAGAGTAAAAAGTTCAATAATAGACAATCCGATAACAGCAGTCAAAGGAAAAACAGGCTCAGGAAAAACATTAATAGCAACACAAGTAGCATTGGATATGCTATTTACAAAACAAGTCGAAAAAGTTATAATTACAAGACCAACAGTATCTGAAGAAGAGATAGGGTTTCTACCAGGAGATATCAAAGAAAAAATGGATCCTTGGCTAGCACCGATATATCATAACTTATACATGCTGTATAGTAAAGAAAAAATAGATAAGGAACTAGAGCAGGAAAATATACAAATAGTTCCGTTTGCGTTTCTTAGAGGTCTAACATTTTTAAACTCGTTTGTTGTAGTAGATGAAGCACAGAACGTAACACACAACCAAATGGAAACAGTGATAGGAAGATTAGGTAAAAACTCTAAAATGGTTATTTGTGGGGATATGGCACAAATCGATCTTAAAAGCAAAAGAGACACAGGATTTTCTTTTTTAAACACAGTTGAAGAAAATGTTGAAGGATTTAAAGTAGAAACGTTAGAAAACAACCATAGGCATCCAATAGTTGAACCAATACTTAAAGTTTACCAAACCTTCAGAGACTAAAGACTATTTATACATAAAGTAGTAATATGGCTCAAAAACCTATTTGGACAGGTACCTCATCCTTCAGTCCAGGAGAGACACAATTTGGATTTTACGACAACGACAGTAATTTTCAAGAAGATGCTGATAAGGTAGCTAGTTTTTGTGCATCTAGATTGGGATATCCTATGATGGATGTTGAGCTAGATTCAGGATCACTTTATACTTGTTTTGAAGAAGCAGTTACAGTGTATGGCAATGAAGTTTATCAGTTTCTTACAAGACAAAACTATATATCATTAGAAGGGTCTGATACAAGTGTGGATTTAAATCATAGTTTAATACGACCAAATTTAGCACGGGTCACTGAAATTTCAAAAAACTACGGAACTGAGGCAGAAGTAGGATCTAAAATAGAGCTTTATACAGGGAGTTTAGAAGTACATAAAGGTCAGCAAATTTATGATTTAAATAAATGGGCTACTGATCATGGAGTAGATGGAGGTATTGAAATTAGGAAGGTGTTTTACAAAGCACCACCAGCAATACTAAGATACTTCGATCCTTATGCAGGTACAGGTACAGGAATACAGTCTTTAATGGATGCTTTTGACTTTGGATCATACAGTCCAGGAGTCAACTTCCTATTAATGCCAGCATCTTATGATTTACTAAAGGTACAGGCAATTGAATTTAATGATCAAATAAGAAAGTCAGCATATTCATTTAGATTGAACAACAATCAGCTAAAAGTACTTCCCGTACCAAAGCACGAAGGGTATTTAATGTTTGAGTACTATAGGCTAGATGAAAAAAATTCTGTAATAGACCATAATAATAATGAGGAAGAAGATAAAGTAGTCAACACTGTAATGAATGTACCTTATGAAAATCCAGTCTACAGTGAGATAAACAGTGTAGGAAGGCAATGGATATTTCAATACACATTAGCTTTGGCAATGCAAACTTTAGCCTACGTTAGAGGAAAGTATACATCACTACCAGTACCAGGATCTGAAGCTACTTTAAACCAGGCTGATTTGTTGTCAGATAGTAGAACTATGAAAGAAGATCTAATAACTCAATTAAGAGAAATGCTAGATGAAGTGTCTACTTCAAACCAATTAAAAAGAAAAGCAGAAGAAGGAGAGAATTTAAACAAAACTCTTACAGGAGTTCCAATGTCAATATATGTAATGTAATGAAAAAACTAAGTAATATAATAGCTGAAGTAGATTTTAGTATTTATCAAGCAATGGCTAAAATACATCATACACAAGATATAAACGTACAAGATGTAGGAGAGATGCTTAGAGGAGTACCAGGAGTATCTACAATTGTACAAATAGAGCATAATTACGATAACAACACTGCTATAATGAAAGTAAAAATAATTACTACTAAAACAGCAGCAGAAGGGTTTAAATCGTTTGTAGACAATTCATTAAAAAGAATACCCCAAGTAAAAAAAATTGAAATTGCAGATAAGACAATTGAAAAGAAAAAATAGTATATGCTTTTTGGAAGTAACAGAGATTTTAGTCTACTTACACAAATATCTAGAGAGTTGCTCCAAGATATTATTGAGCAAGAGGTAGGATATTATAAATTTTCATTAGAAAATACACAAGCCAACATTTATGGGGAATCAGTTGACAAGGTATTTAGAAATCCTGTAAAGTTAAATTGCTTTATTACTAGAGGAGATCAGGTAATAACACCAGATGATCTAGGACCTGACTTGACAAGAGAAGTATCGTTTGCTTTTATCAGAGAAGATTTAGTAGATGTAGACACAGTTCCTGAAGTTGGAGATGTTATATTATGGCATGAAGATTACTATGAAGTAGATACTGTTAGGGAAAATCAATTGTTTTTAGGAAGAGACAATAGTTACAACTTAACAGAATACGGATCACGTTTTGGATCATCAGTGTCTATAATTGTTGATTGCCACTTAACAAGAGCTGATAAAATAGGATTAAACAAAGTAAGATGAAATTAACTAAAATAATATTTGAGGATACAGACAATAAGTTTGATGATTTTTCTTCAAAAAAAACAGCAGTAGATCCAGTTACAGGGCAAATAACTTGGGATGTTGAGTATACTCCTATTATCTCTCTAGATAACAACTTAGAAGAACTGTATCAAGATTTTCAAGATGTTGTTGAAAAGTATCCTGACGATAACAAATTGCAGCAAATGTCAAATCAGTTTTACAATTTAAAAAGAAATATAAGGTCTCATATTTCTAAAAAATACAAATAATATATGTCTGATTATAAAAAGCCTAGACCTAAAACACAAGCTGAGCTATCTCAACAGACGATAGATCCTTATACTAATCGTAGAAAAACAGAAATTCCTCAAGATAGAGGAAGAGGATACAACAGATCTGTTAAAAACGATGATGTTAAGCAGTTTTCTATTGGACTGAAAGACATAGATGAGACAATAGTTTATTATTTTAATCAAGTAATAAAACCATCAGTAGTACAAAACGGTAAAAGAATACCAGTACCAATAATCTATGGATCGTCAGAAAGATGGAAAGCTGTACAAAAAGACGGTTATTACAGAGATAAGAACGGAAAAATACAAACTCCGTTGATTATGTTCAAAAGAGATTCTGTTGAAAAGAATAGAAATATAGGTAATAAGCTTGATGCAAACAATCCTTTAAATTTTGGAATATTTGAAAAGAGATATTCTAAAAAGAATAAATACGATAGATTTGATGTCTTAAATAACAGAACACCAGTAAAGGAGTTATATGGAGTAATTATACCAGACTACGTAAATATTCAATATTCGTGTATTGTCTTCACAGAGTATGTAGAACAAATGAACAAGATAGTTGAAAGCATAAACTTTGCTTCAGATAGCTATTGGGGAGATCCTGAAAAGTTCAACTT